GTTTCCCAGTCACGATCGGCGCGGGCAATCGCAGAGCGCACTGTGAGCAGGCGCAAGGGTCGAGGTCTTAAGTTTTACGAGATTGAGCGACTCTATGAGTCAATGGGTAAAGCGCTGGCTCCTGTATCTAATACCTTTGGCGCTACACTAGGAACGGTGGCCAAGCATGCACCAACTGAGGGACGCTACTTTTTCCTGACCCGAAGTCACTGCGCGGTCAGTAGAGAAGGTATCCTCGAGGATTGGAGCGCTAAGGGCAGCAGGCATAGAGTATTGAGGGCATTTAAAATAGTTGATGTAAGCTAAATTATCAGGTGGCATTCGGAGGAGTGCTACCGCATAATTTAACTAGAGAGGTAAGACCCATGAAATATGACGTTAATGTGAAAGACAATGACACAGTAATGCTTCTTATGGATAGTGCAAGAGCGCTGGTGGATAATTCGCGCAAAGAGTTTAGAGAGGCTCGCAATGATGGGGAAAGCAGCGAGGAGACGCTCAACTACCTTGAATATGCCTACCTAAAAGCTAAGGCAATGCTCGCCAGCTTAAGCTATACTTTCGCAAGGAATCGCGTAGCGGAAGCTAAGACCTACACGCCAGATACTCCGGTAGGCCGCGCAGACCTAGCAGTTTACGCAGCAAAGCGAGAAAAAGCCAAGGCAGAGTTCACGTTCGCTGCTGTGGTTGCTGGTGAGGCTATGGAAGCTTGGAGAGCGAGTTACAGCAGCAAGTACAAGTAAGATTGTCAGTAGGTATTCGAAAGAGTACCTACGCATAATCTAACTTACTGGAGGTAACAATTATGAGGGACTGGGGTTTAGAATATATTATCGGGTCAGTGGTTTTTGTGTATATCTTTGGCCTGTTGTGTGACCTATACGTTTATTTAATCTAGTTGATTTATCGTGTCCACTAGTCTATAGTGGGCATTATTAAATCAACTAAACCAAGAGGTAGTACAGATGAAACTTAAGCAATTAGGAAGTAACATGACCGAACTGGACATGGGTGAGGTGCAGGTATTTTTCAGCTATGAAACGCCAGTGGCTGCACGAACTGATACAGGTGCGCTGGTGCGTACATCCACCAAGTATAGCGTGACCACCACCAAGCACATCAACAAGTGGTTGCAGGGTATGTCAGCAGTGGAAGTACCGCAGTCAGTGATTAACGATTTAGTGGAGGTGATTTATAATGAAGACTAAAGGCGAAGTGATTAGATTTAAAATAGAGTTGATGGCGATGCTGCTGGTATCTGGAAGAGAGGAGCAGGCGCAGGAGTCGCTACAGCAGGCACTGGACATATGCGATACCGTAACTGAACAAATGCCAGAGGAGGAGGCAGTATGATAAAAGCACACTTACACTTGATCAAATGGGGCCTCGCAAGGGGCTATACAATAGAGGTTGACATTGAGGGCGAACACGAGTATCGAGGTACTAGCTACAAGGAAGCGAAGGAAGCTAGCGAAGCTGGGGACATGGGCTGTATATATCTGATAACTGGTGAGGGCGAAGCTGACTATTCCTACTTTGGCTACATGCACGAGTGGAAGCAAAGTCCTGATGAAATAATCTATGACTACGGTGTCGATGCTGTCGCTGAAGCATGGGCGGCAGATTACGAAGCACACGTACAGGGAGTAGAATAATGAACATTAAACCCGTAAATATATTTGTAACACCGGAAAACATGAAGGATTTAGAGGACAGGCTTAACAGTTTTTCAGACAGCGAGAAGTCAGTGGCTTGGATGGGTGCAATGATGGCTTGGAATTTGGCCTGTAAGCTGGTCGATGGGGCTGTGGATACAGAGGAGACAGACCCCATGACTACATTAACAATCAAACAAGCAAAAAAATTAGGCCAAGATCTAGTATCAGGTACTGCTGTAAAAGCCAAAGTGACTACAACAGTCCAAACGCTATATACAGCACACTGTGGCGGTGACATTAAAGCCGACAAGCCACTTGATTCTAAAAGTCTTATACTTCCCGAAACACTCTTAGTTGCACTTTGGGAGCAATGCGTTACAGACAAGCCAACACTGGCGGTCATACGCTCCATCTTTAACAGAGTCACCAAAGCTGTACACAAGGAACTAGATATTGATAAGCCGGCCATGTGCGTTAAAAATGGTCAACTGGTAGAGGTACAGAAACGCGGTCGCAAGGGAGGTGTGGCGTGATGGATAAGTATTATGTGCGTATTCTTAAAAACGAAATATTGAATCTTGTCGGACATTGGGGGCTTAATATTCGAGACTACGAGTACCCCTCTGAGTTACATGCTCATATAAGCATTCTTTCAAGGCAAAAAGGTTTTGGCCGTTGGCTAGAGACGCATGCCTATGCAGACTGTGCGGATGAAGCGCTGCGTCAAATCTTCCACGAGTGGCACCAAGGGGCTTGCCGAGATGATCGAGATGGTTCTAGGGAGGTGGCGTGATGAATAGCGCAAGACGGATTAAGAGAGTAAGGGAACAACGCAGAGAGGCTCGCTGGGCTTTCTTTACAGAGGTGTTCGGATGGTCTACAATGGCCGCAGTTACTTACATGTTGTGGGCGGGTGTGTTCTGGATGATAAGCACCCCTATGTCTACAATTATTAATTGAGGAGTGAAGTTATGAGCAGGTGGCAAGATTGTCACGGTGATGAGGATTTTAATTACTCACCAACAAAACACGAGATAGATGAGGCGCTGGCAGATGAACGCGGCGATGATGAATGGTTAGAGGAGCAAGAGTAATGTTTGAGAGAATAGAAACACTGGTTCAGCTGTGGCATAGAGACCGCAACTTAATTGCTGGGTCTACTGACAGAGCACAGTTCACTAAACTACAAGAGGAGGTGGAGGAACTAAACCAAAGCATAACTGACGGAACCAGCCCTATAGACGACATAGGCGACATTCTTGTCGTCCTTGTCAACATAGCAGAGCGCAACGAACTGACGCTCACGGAGTGTATGGAACACGCATACAACGAAATAAAACTACGCCGTGGAAAGATGGTTGACGGTGTGTTTGTTAAGGAAACCAGCAGCGAAGTACCGTTGACCCCTGAAGAGCAAGACTTTCTCCAAGGGTTTAAAAGAGGCTCGACAAGCACTACAAAAAAGCCCTCAGCTTACCAGCGAGGAGTTAGGGCGGGTATATTACACAAATATGGAGGTAACAACTAATGAAGTTATTCGGTAGACTGTTGAACGTAGAGTTCATTAACGGGTGCGGTGTGTTTTTAGAATTTGCTGACAGCCGCGCAGTATGGTGTTACAATAGCGAAACAGACGAGACGGTAGCGATGCCCTTCGAGGGTATCATGTTACACCTACCGTTTGTTTTAATTAGCTATGGTCGCGTATATGATGAGGTTGAATTATGAGCAAGATTAAAGAACACATGATAGGCTATGAACCAAGCGATTGGATTGAACCACAGGCCCATGTAATGGTTGACGAGTTGATTGAGTATCAGGTATACTGTATGTCATTATCTGAGTTGACATCCCGTGTAGCCCAGCAGATGAGAGAGGAGTACTACAATAACTCCTATACAGACATGGTACTTAAACACAATGAGGTATTCCCCAATGAGTAGATGCAAAGCGTGTGACGTTATACTGAACGAGCATGAACTAAAACGAATAGACCACCAGACAGGACACCACCTTGACCTATGCAATGAGTGCGCTTCGTACTCTAATGATGCGGTGATGGAGGAGGCCAACAAAGTTTTTGACAATTTGAATGAAGAGGAACTTGACAGGATACTGAATGGCTGATATAATATTCAGGTATTAAAGGGAAATGTTTAGTAATAATCTTTAAAGTTTTAACCAAACGATACTTAAGTAGTATCAAACCACAACCTAGAAGGATAGTAATCATGGCAGTAGTAGAAGGCACAATAGCGTTTGAAAACCTAGACACCCACGAGATGTATCAGGGTCAGTCCACTGGCAAGTATTCAGTTGTCATTAGCTTAGATGATACCACAGCAGATCAGTTGGCTGGTATGGGTGTCAAGCTACGCGAGTACGAGGGTACTAAGCAACGTAAGTTTAGTACAAAATATGATGTACCTGTGATGGACGCAGAGGGTCAACCCTTCGCTGGCCGTATTGGTCGCGGCTCTAAGGTACGTTTGCTTTGGGCAGAAGGTCAGCCCCATCCTGTACACGGAACGTCCACCTACCTTAACAAGATCAAGGTACTGGAAGTAGCAGAGCAAGCAGAAGGCGAGGACTTCTAATGACAGCGGAGTCTACCTTTGTCCAACACGAGTCATGCCCTTCGTGTGGCTCTAAGGATAACTTGGCTAGGTACTCCGATGGACACGCCGTCTGTTTCTCAGGCGGCTGTTCACATTATGAACGGGGCGATGGCACAGTTACCCGAATACAACAACGACCAGCGAGGTCATTAGAGATGACAGGAGTTATAGCGGCAATCCCTGACAGACGTATCAACCAAGCCACAGCACAACGCTATGGTGTCACAGTTGAGTACGGTACTGACGGACAGATTGTCAAACATCATTACCCGTACCATGACAAGGACACCGGCGTAGTTACAGGCACCAAGGTACGGATAGTGGAGAACAAATCTTTTTATGCGACAGGAGGTTTCGATAATGCAGGGCTCTTCGGCCAACAGGCGTTCAAGGGTGGCGGTAAATACATTACGGTCACAGAGGGCGAGGCAGACGCACTGGCAGTCAACGAGATGTTTGACGGCAAGTGGCCGGTTGTCTCCATCAGATCAGGTGCAGCAGGTGCAACCAAAGACATCAAAGCAAACCTCGAATGGCTAGAGTCCTTTGAGAATGTCGTCATCTGTTTCGACAATGACAAGGCAGGACAAGAGGCGGCGCGTTCAGTCCTTGATCTGTTCACTCCCAACAAAGCCAAGAATGTTTGCTTGCCTATGAAGGATGCAGGTGACATGCTTAAGGCACGTAAGGTTCAGGACTTTGTTAAGGAGTGGTGGAACGCCAAGACCTACCAGCCAGATGGTATTGTTGCTGGCAATGAGACTTGGGACATGATCATCAAGCAGTCCAACGTCAAGTCCATTGATTATCCTTGGGCTTGTCTTAATGAGTACACCCACGGCTTCCGCAGACAGGAACTGGTGACGATCACTTCAGGCTCAGGCATGGGTAAGTCACAGATTGTCAGGGAGTTAGAGCATTACCTTCTGGGTGCGACAGACGATAACATTGGTATCCTAGCACTGGAGGAGGACATCCCCAAGACAGCGTTAGGCATCATGTCTATCGAGGCTAACAAGCAACTGCACTTGGACAAGACAGTAACTCAGGACGAGAAGAAGGGATACTGGGACAGGACGTTGGGGTCAGGGCGTATCTTTATGTTCGATCACTGGGGCAGTACCAATGAGGATAACCTGCTAGGACGCATACGCTACATGGCTAAAGGACTGGACTGCAAGTGGATTATCCTTGACCACCTCAGTATTGTTGTCAGCGATCAGGACAATGGTGACGAGCGTAAGGCCATCGACAGCATTATGACCAATCTCCGCAAGCTGGTTCAGGAGACAGGCGTGGGGTTGTTCCTTGTGTCACACCTACGCAGACCAAGTGGAGCCAAGGCGCATGAGGATGGCGGCAAGATCAGTCTGGGAGAACTCAGAGGTTCGGCGGCGATCGCACAACTTAGCGACATAGTTCTGGGGTTAGAGCGAGATCAGCAACACGCTGACCCTGAGATACGGAACACCACCTGTGTGCGTGTGTTGAAGAATAGATTTGTTGGACTGACGGGCCCCGCATGTTACCTGTACTACGATAAGGAGTCTGGTCGCATGATCGAGACTAACTGTCCAGTACCGGATGATAAAGCGGAGTTTTAGTAATGGATAAGATTGTATTCGACATAGAAGCTAACGGCTTGAAGCCCGACAGAGTGTGGGTTATTGTTGCCTATCACATGGGGTTGGAGGAATACTTTGAGTTCTCTGGTTTTACTTTGTACGATTTCAATCAATGGCTATTAGATCAAGGAGAGTGCGAGATCATAGGTCACAATATTATTGACTATGACATACCTGTTCTTGAGCAGATACTAGGTACAGACTTCAGCAAATGTAAGATTACAGACACGTTAGTTATGTCACGCTTGGCTAATCCACAGCGAGACGGTGGTCATTCACTAGCTAACTGGGGTGCTGTATTAGGGCAACCAAAAGGAGAACATAATGATTGGGATAATTATTCGCAAGACATGGTGGACTACTGCGTACTGGACGTTAAGGTTAACGTGTTGGTGTACAAGAGATTACTTCGTGACCTTGATGGATTTGGAAACGAAAGCATTGATCTTGAGCATCGAGTACAACATATTATATCGCAGCAAATTAAATCAGGGTGGACGTTAGATCAAGAGAAAGCGTTTATATTGTTAGCAGAACTAAAGGAGAAAAAGTATGACCTTGAAGATGAAGTGTTACAGACTTTCAAACCGTTACCAACATTTGTCAAAGAGATTACCCCCAAGACTAAGAAAGATGGTACGCATTCGGTTGTTGGGCTTAAGTTTCTAGGCGAACAATGGACTACTGTGGTCGCACCCTTCAGCCGTCTTGACTATCCAGTGTTTAACTTGGGTTCACGACAACAGATAGGGCGTTACCTACAATACTTTGGCTGGAAGCCTAAGCAATTTACTGAGACAGGACAAGCCATCGTAGATGAGGCGGTGCTGAGAAAAGTAGAAGGCATACCAGAGGCGGCTCTGATTGGTGAGTACCTTATGATACAAAAGCGCGTAGCACAGGTACAAAGCTGGTTAGATGCAGTAGAGGACGATGGTAGAGTACATGGTTACGTTAACGCTAACGGTGCAGTCACAGGACGTATGACACACTCTAGCCCCAACATGGGTCAGGTTCCAGCAGTCTACTCCCCTTACGGCAAGGAGTGTCGTGATGTATGGACAGTGCCAGAAGGTTATAAGCTGGTAGGTATGGATGCTTCGGGTCTGGAGTTAAGGATGCTGGCTCACTACATGAACGACGAGGAATACACTAATGAAATTCTCAATGGAGATATTCACACGGCAAACCAGCTGGCTGCGGGCCTTACAACTAGAGATCAAGCAAAGACTTTCATCTACGCTTTTTTATATGGAGCCGGTGACGCTAAGATCGGAAGTATCGTTGGAGGAAATGCAAAGGACGGTAGAAGACTTAAAGAAAAGTTCCTATCAAACACGCCTGCTCTTGGAACATTACGAGAACGAGTTGGAGTGGCAGCTTCAAGAGGCTATGTTCTTGGCTTGGATAGGAGACGGGTCTTTATACGATCAGAACATGCGGCACTAAACAGTTTACTACAATCCGCAGGCGCTATCGTTATGAAGAAAGCCTTGTGTTTGTTGCAGGAATATGCTACAATATGGGGTATACAACACAACATTATAGGAAACATTCACGATGAAATCCAGACAGAAGTCAGACAAGAGAAAGCAGAGGTTTTCGGAAGACTGGCAGTCAGCTGTGTTGAAGCAGCAGGACACCACTACAAACTCAACTGCCCTCTCGCCGGAGATTACAAAGTCGGAGACAGCTGGGCAGACACCCACTAAACAATGTATTGATTGTGGAACAGAGCTTACGCTAGGAGGTAACTGGACAGAAGCTAGGCAGAATCAGGGGAAATATGTTTGCAAACCTTGTTGGAAAAAGAGAGATGTAAAACGTATGTGGGTCAATGGCAAGGAAGTAAAGAAGACACACCCTCTTTACAAAGCGGGACGTTACAAGGGCTTTGAGGATGCAGCCTTTAGTTCCTTAGAGAACTTCAAGGACAACCCACAGGGTCAGGTTTATGTCATTACCAACCCTGCGTGGGAAGGTTGGGTCAAGGTAGGGATGGCAGTGGACGCAGAGGATAGAGCAGGTAACTATCAAACATCTTCACCTTACAGGGACTATGAGTTAGCCTATGTAGTAGATACACCAGACCGCAGGGCTACAGAGTCTGAAGCACACAAGCGTTTGTCTGACATTTTTGAACAGCG